CAGCCTATAACATTGCCTATGGTTATAGGCTGGTTTTACTCATTCAGTAAGTTTATTTTCCAGCATGTAAGTTTGCTCGGTTCTAAAGGTTTTCGCCCGCAAACCGCTTCATTTCATAGCTGCGATACGTTATGTGGCATTATAAAAAGAAACGCCATTCGGTAAATTTTAAATGAGTTTTTAAAAAATGTTCCCTACGTTCAACCGAATCTAAAGTATAAATTTGATACATTTCATTTCCTTTCCAGTCTTTAAATTTTAAAATTACTGGAATGTCAATCGGTGGAAGTTCTTGTTCTACCTTTATAAAATTTAATTTCTCATGGTAATATTTATCGCAGTCTAAATATCCAGCGCAATAAGAATCACTTCTAAGTGCTATAACTTCTTTTTTTGTTACATTTCTAAAATGATTGTGATTTTTCTGAAAAGTATATCTTTTTTCAGCATGTTCCAATGACATTTTAATTAATTTTGACATAATATTAAGTTTTTACAGTTTTAATTTTAAGAAAGAAATAACGCCACATAACACTTACCTATTGGCAGGCGAATAGCCATGCCCATAGCTCGGTCGTTATGTACAATGCTAAGAATAAACAGCATTATGCGTAATTTCAGACGAAATTTGCATACTTGAACGCTTGTATCCGACAGTATATTCTGAATGACAACTGTTGCAATGAAAATACTTTGCCATACACTTACCCCCATTTTCGGTGTGCGAAAATTCTGAATCAGATTTTACCTCGCCATCGCAAACAGGACATTTATCATCTAAATATTTTTGAAAAATTAATTCGTGAGTATATTCTCTTTTTTCAGGCATTATTTTCAATCTAAAATCTTCGCAAGTTTCACACCATTCTCCGCCGTCGTTATCGTTCGATTCTGAACCACATTTTGGACATTTATAAATCATAATCGTAAGTTTTTAAATAATTAATAAAATAAAAAATATAAGAAATAACGCCACATAACACGGTTGTAAGGTCAAGACATATTTATGGCCGTGAAAGTATTTCGCTTTTTGAAAGTTTTGGCATATTTGCCTTTTACTCGTAAAGGTGTTGTACTCATAATATGGTGTATTCTTTATTAAAACCATGTACAAATTCGTGGCACTCTTTACACAAAGCAACTAAATCACGTTCATCCTCTAAATAAACTCTATCATACGTTAAATGGTGAACATTCACAGCAGGTTTAAAACACAAAATACAACGGTGTCCGTATTTAGTCATAATGTGTTTTTGTTTACGTTTCCACTCATACGATTGAAGATAATTTGCATATTCAATTTTGCGCTGCTCTCTTTTAGCTTCAAAATCAATTTGCTTTTGGTCTTTCGTACTTTCATACCGTTGATTGTATAAATTTTGTAATTCAGCTTTGTAATACGAGCGCATTACTTCATCCAATTCTTTTAGCAAATCAATATTTTCTACAACTGAATGTTTGTAAATAGTTACATCTACTTTGCCGCAATTCAGACACTGTTTTCTTAATTGTCTTGTACCGTTTTCCAATACCAAAACTACAAAAGTCATTTCGTGATTGTCGCACTTTACTTCTAATTTCTCGTTCATAATTTATATTTTTAAAATGGTATTTTTTCTGGAGCATTTTCAACTCCAAAAGGGTCTTTTTTATAAAAACTATCTTCTAATTCTTCTTGCTTTAAATTCGGCTGTATTGTTTTTTGTATTTCAATATCTTGCCATCCATAAATCACATTTTCGTATCGTTGGTTTAATATCCTTTTGCTTTCAACTTCAAAAAAGAAACCAGTTAAATAGTCTTGTATTCCTAAATCTCTATTTTTGCAAACCTCAATTACATTCGTAAAACTTGAAAATCCATAAGCAGTATCTTTGCCGTAAAATTCCGTTAATGCTTTTGTAAAGTCGTTATTTACACGGTGAACAATAAAAACATTATCAACTCTATTCGTTAAATCGGCAGTTCCAGAAATATCCTCTTTTCTTAAAAATGCCACTGATTTACGTGGGTGCGCTACTAAATGAATATGTACATTGTGAACTTTTGCAAACTCTGAAATCGATAGAATCGTTTTCTTTTGCTGTTCGTACTTGTCCCCAGAGTATTCCTCTAAATCTAAACTCATTACATTGTCGAGAATAATCATGTCAACGCTTGTTTGTTTGATATGTTCTTCAATGTCGATAAGTAGTTGAGCAGCTTTATTTCCGTAATCGTTGTTATATACGAATAGCTTATCTTTTAGCCAAATATCTATTTTATCGCCAATGTTTGAAGGCACAAAAAACATATTCTCATATTTAGTACCTTTTGTAAATTGTCGACCGGCACACTGTAAATGTGTCCAATTTTTCAACCTTTGAGGTGTAAGTTCACCAGAATAAAGCAAAACTTTAAAACCATTATTACATCCGTTTATTGCTATTTGATTTAATATAGTTGATTTTGCAGAACCGTTTTTGCCACTCCATACAGAAACTTCACCTTTATTAAATCCAACAATCTTTTTATCTAATTCAGTAAATCCGCTTTCAATGCTTATTATTTTTGAACGGTCAAAATTCTTTATTTCATGCAACTGAATAAATTTATTTCCCTTTTCAATTGTTTGCTTTTGTGGAACTTGCACCAATGGTTTTACATCCCTTTGTTTTGTGTATTCCTTTTCCTTATTATCGTATGCGTTTGGTTCGTATTTCAATCGAACATCTTTCCAATGTAAACCGCTACATGAATTATGAAAACACTTGTAAGCTATAACACCATCATCCATTTTGAAAATAGCTGCATCCTTTCCTTTGTGCTGTTCATTAAACAAACACTGTTTTAAGATATACTTTTTACCTCCAGAAAATGTTGTTTCGGTGTCAACTTCAATGTTATTATCAGTAATAAATTTATCCAAATCAAATTTTTCAGTCCGGTAATTATTACTATAACTTTTCTTTTCTGGTTGCGGTAATTTTGCAGCCAAAAGCAATAGTAAGTCTTTCGGTGTTTCTTTAATTACATCTGGAACTAATTTTATACAACTTTCACGGTGTGGTCTGCTTTCTGTATGTTTACCTTTTCTTGAAGCCGTTCCGTATAACTTTGTAATTCTTGAAGCATTAAAAACGCCTTTATCGACCTGTGCTTTTGTATCGCTAAAAAACATATCCAAAACCATTAAACAAGTCTTTACAAGCATTTCACTTTGAGTATCGTTTGGCAAATCAACTTTATAAAGTAAATGCGAACCGTTCCCGCTATCGCAACAAATAGGAGCTGCAAAACCGAAATCACGAAGATAGATATAAATTTTATTTGCTATATCTTTAGCAGCCTTTTTTTCTTCGTCTGTTGCACTTATTCCAGTTGGTCTTATCGGGTCAACATCAATCAATATCCAATTTCGTTTTACAATATCGTTGTTTGCTGTCGCTACTTTCGGCTTTTCTACAAACCTATCGCACTGCTCACGGCTATAACAAGCATCATTTATCGGATTGAATACAAAGTAAATGTTTTCAGTTTGAAAACGCTGTACCTCTTTTACGATTATATCAACATTTTTAAAATACCCAGAAAAGTTTTTGCCATTACTACCAATAACACGAACCTCTATAAGTTCGTTTTCTTGTTTAAAAAGCTCAAAAGTATGTCTTATTGAAATTTCGTTCATAACCAATTTGGTTTATAGTATTTCTTAACACCGTTCAATTCAATAAATGAGTTTGGAAATGTTTTTTTTATTTTCTCCTCTGTCCACTCCTCATTGTTTGATTTTTTATATTTATCTTCAAACCAAACAGACTGCATTTTTTGTTTCCAATTTCTTACTTTATTTCCTTTGCTATCTATCCATTCAGCACAATCATAATAATTGAACGCTTTTGTAGCAGATTCATCTGTATATCCATTTTCAGAAAAATAAGAAATAACTTCTAAAATGGTGGGGGGCGAAAATACTTTTTCGCTCTTTTCTTTCTTTCTTTTATCTTTTACTTTAACTGTATCTTTAACTGTTACTATTACTGTTGATTCCGTTGCAACGTTTTCAACGTTTGTTGATTCCGTTGAACGTTCGTTCAATTTTAATAATCGTTTCTTCTCTGCACTTGCCTTCCCTGCTTCACTCCATTGAATACGTTTATCTTCATATTTTACTAAATCCCTTTTTAGCTGTTGTTTTATTGGCTCAAAAGTAATGTTAGTAATTAAGTCATCTGTAATCGGATTTTGGTCGTTTACATAGCGAAGTATATGCTTAAACAATTCTCCAGCCTTTTCATTTGGCAACTGTTCAACTGTATGTATCAAATCACAATACAAAATAAACCCCTTTTTATTCTCTGCCATATCGTTATAATTTATAATTTTATTTATCTGAAAAAATTAAACGTGCTTAATTAAAACTGCACCGTTTATGTAAACACAAGGCAAAACGCCTTCCTTCATCATTTGTG